CATCCACTCGCCCCACGCCATAGGGAACCTAGAGCGACGACCTAGGTTTCCGGCAATGGATCAGCCGCGTGTCGAGCTGATCCAGACCAGCCACGGCCCGCTCTGGAGGGTGTGCGGGCTTGGTTATTGCACCGAGCACCAGCAGCGTTGGCAGGCTGAAGTGTTGTTTGAGTGCCTGCTTGTCGCCAAGGGTTTGACTATGGACGATGAGCCGGAGGATGGCAGCTAGCCGCTATGGCTGCGCCACGATCGCCCAGCCGGTGCCGGGGCCTTCCACCATCCACCTCGGCCCCCAGTTCTTGCGGCTGTAGGCCAGGCCAGCGCCACGGTTGCCGGCATAGGTGCCCTCGGCAACGAGCATCTCGCCCCAGGGATCGTTGACGATCACCGCCGTTGGCGTGGTGCCAATCACGATCAACCAGTGCCCGCCGCCGGTGGGTGCGGAGCTGGGGCCGTGATGCAGGAAGCCGCACGGCACCGGCACGCCCTTGGCGATCTGCTGCTCCAGGTCGCTCCACGTGCAATCCTGCCGAAAGGTGGCCTTGATGCCGTAGCTGGCCAATGCCTTGATCTGCGCGGCAGCGTCGGTGCTGTCACCGAACTGCATTACCCGCTTCAGGTATTGATCATCGCCATTGGGGCCGCTCAGCAGTCCCGGCCGCAAGGTGGCCACGAGCATGGCGCAGCTGCTGCTGAAGCACATGCGCGAGGCTTGACCAGCCACCTGGCTATCGCGCTGGCTGTAGTACGGCACCTTCAGCGGATTGCTTGGCGACGCTGCTTGCACTGGGGGAACAGTCCCGCAGAACAAGGCCACCTCTGCAACGCGGCGGCGCTCCAGTCCCGGCAGCACGGCCTCACCGGCATTCCGCCAGCGGGGCAGTTCCTCTCGCACCACCTTGCAGGGTTCTTCGCCAGCCAGCAGCCGCTTGCGCAGCGTGCTTGTTTCCAAGGCCCCCAGGCCGACGTTGTAGGCAAAGCTGATCAACGCTGCCACCTGCTCACGGCGCCACTTCGCGGCCAGCGGCAACAGCTGCAGCACGCCAGGGCCAAACAGGTTCTCGACATCGTTGCGCAGGAGCTCATCGGCTTGGGCCTGACTGATCGTGTCGCCCATCCGCACTGCACCATTGCCATGGCGGGTGGAGCCGTAGCCGATGGTTGGCACGCCTGCTGCGTCCTTGTAGGCACTCAGGCGGCAGCCTTCCCAGGTCTGGATGATCTTCAGCGCTGGCGCCAGCCAGGCCGGTGGTGGGCTGTCCTTGGTTGCTGGTGCGGAGCGGTACAACTGCGCAAACTCCTCCAGCAGCTGCGGCAGCAGCTTCTCCTGCAGGGCATTCCACGCGGCGATCTGATGCGGCAGCTCGCGGTAATGCCGCGCCGCGTCTGTAAGCCGGATCACTGGCGTGACTCCAGCACGGCGACCCGCTGCTCCAATGTGTTCAGCCGTGGGTACAGCTCCTGGCGGTCACTTTTGATCTCGGCGCGGAGCAGGCTGACCTCACCGGCAATGTGCTCGACCGCCGCCGTCAGGCGCACCACAGACTTGGCAGCCTCGTCATCGCGCCGCATGAAGTTGCCGACGCTGCTGGCACCAATGGCGCAGCAGGCACCCACCACGGCTGCCCAGATCTCAATCACCGCCGGCCCCTGCGCTTGGTCTGGCTGTTGGCTTCAGCCATGCCCCTGATGGCGCCAATGATCAGCTGAATCCAGCCGTTGGCCTTGATGCCGGGGGCCAGGCTCAGCAGCTCACTGCCTGCCAGCAGGGTCACGGCAATGGCACTGATGTCTTCAGCCGAAGGCAGCGTCACAAGGAACCGGCATCTGCGCCTAAGTTGCCGGTGGCTCAATCAGGAATTTTGTCCGGGTCGGTTTGAATGTCAACCCGCATCTGGGAGCGTGGCCCGACACCTTGCGGCACATTGATGGTGACCGCATTGCTGCCGGGATAGGCCCAGATCAGGCGGCCTGCCACCGTTTGCAAACTGCTGGTGCCATCCCAATCGACGAGATAGACCGTCCAACGACTGAAGGCGTGCTCCTTTTTGTATTGACGCACCGGCACTAATTCAGGCTCGCGCAGGATGACGCATTCCAGCCCACTGACCCGCGTGCCAGGCGGCAGGCTGTCTCCTGCAGCTCGCACTGCAATGGCTGGCGTCGTCACACCATTGGCAAGTGTATAAGTGCCCAGCACATCCACCAACGTGATTGCCAGTGCTGTGCGCAAGCTGAGAACGTTCATGCTCCAAGGTTTCCAGACAGCAATAGCAAACCAGCTTCTAGCCAACCCGCCAGTGGTCGCTTCGGCACCTGCACCTCATAGGTGGCAAGGCTGCGGTCTATGTCCCTCAGCACGAAATCACCGTGAGCGCAACCGGTTGTCATCACCAGACCGCCACGGATGTTGCGTCCCTCCCAGCTGGGGGCCAGCACCCACACCCGGCTGTCATCACTGCGCAGGGCGCGAATGCTCGGCACCTTGGCGCTTTCGCTGGCGCTGGCCAGCACGGCACGCCACGCCACCAGCAGAACAGGCGGCGCTTTGCCCTCATGCCGCAGCGCCAAGGCCACAGCAGCCACCTCGGGTGATAGCTGCGCCTTCTGCTGCTCTTGCTCGCGGAACAGCGCAAAATCGGCGGGCGAGAAGGCTTTGCTTTTGTTGGGGTCGCGGTTGATGTTGGCGGTCAACGCCGCAAGGTTGGCAACCGGCAGCTCAGCCAGCGCCATTTCCTCACGTTTGAGGGTCTGCAGTGCCTTCCAGGCCCTCAGCACCGTCACCCGCAGTTCGCGGCTGTAGGTGCGTCGCTGGAACTGACCGGGAAAGCCTCGCGCTAGTTCCCAGAAGAGCGCCGCCCAGTCCGTTTGTGGCCGGTCGGCGTGACCGGCTGCGGCTTTCCCAGTTCTTCCTCGCTTGGTGGTGTGCTGGGCAGCTCCTCGACTGCCTGCTCATCCTGCGCCAGCTGCCAGAGGCCATCAAACAAGGGCTTGTCCATCTTGCGCGTGTCATCCAGCGTCCAGGCCGGCAGGTTGCAGCGGCTGCGCACCAATGCCGTGACGGTGGCCTCCAAGTTGGCCTGACCTGCTTTGGCATAGACGCGGGCCACCTCGGCAATCCGCTCGGCATGGCGCACGCGAATCAAATCCGCCTCGGGCTCCAGCGGGCGGCCGGCAATCGCGTTTTCAATCAGCTGGAACGCTTCGGTCAGGCTGATGGATTCCTCCTTGGCGATGGCATCGGCGATCTGCGCACCTAGCACAAAGGCGCTCTGCTCCTGCGCCAGCAGCTCGGAAATGGTGGCGCTTTCGCCGACCGTTAGACCACCGCGCACTTCCACTTCAAGCACGCCAACTTGCTCATTGCCGATTTGGCGGGTGGTGCGCGGTGCAGGTGGCGTGATGAACGGAAGCATCAGCGCTTGACAAGTTGTTGCACCAGCTTACGGTCTGCGCTCTTGCGTAGGAAGGCGTAGCGGTTGGCTTGGATTTGCGCTTTGGCTGTTGCAATGAGCCGTTGGACAGGATCTTGATTTGACATGTTAAGTAGTTGGCTGGCCACCACCGTCCGGCGGGGGCCCTGGAGGCGTGATCAGAATATCGTTTTCAGGGTCCAAACTGGTAATAGCAGAAGGGACTTGGACGGTCTCACCAACATACAGCTCTTGAGAAGTTAAGCGAATGCCAGAGATGCTAGAAGGGCCGTTGAAAATAGTGCTGCGTGGGTTATCAAGCTCGCCAACCAGTTGAGCGTTTTTTACTGCATTTCCGCCCACTCTCTCAATGTTTCCATGTTTGTCGTATTGGTGAATAATTGGAGCAGTATTAGGGGGCAGCCGCTGCTGCACGTAAGGTATTCCGTTGCACCATTTTTTAGTAATTGTTGTAAATCCAATTTCTGGAGTTGTGCCTCCTTCGTTGACAATTCCAGGAGTAAATTGCCGAGTGACAAAGTTTTTTGTATAATAAGGGCCTGCGGCTGGAACTATTGGGACGCCATATTGATCCCTAAAAACATAGCCTTCATAGTTTGCCACTTCATTGACGACCCCGTCAGGAGTTGGTCTCTCATCCAGCGCCTCTGCTCTGTCCATGATTGAGGAGTCCATAACGTTAAGTCTGTATGAGGCAAGATAGCGAACTTTTAGCTTTGCAAAATCAGCGGGTGACAAGGCGCCTTCATCGGCAACAGGCACTCCATTAAGCGACCTTGCTGGAATTATTTGAAAAGCGGCTGAATCATAGGAAACAGTTTGGTCGCTAAAGTCACCAGGGCCTACAATGTTTCTAGAAAAGGAATAAGTCTCTACTGTTTCCAAAATCACAATAAAGGCTTGTCTTGGAGAGTCATCAAAAAAGTAATCACTATTGACGGTCACAGAACCGTCTTCATCTATAAAATCCCAAACCTCCGCGTATTCTTTGTAAGACGAATCGCGCAAGCTCAGTAGAAATCTTAACGTTTGTGCGCTTAGCAGCCGAGGCGCTGGCGCTGCCGTATAGCCTAATGAGCCATCAATGTAAAATCGTGTTTCTTGATTGGTAAAGACCAAAGCGCAATGAACCGGCCTGGCCGCTAATGTTTCTTGTGTGTTAAAGGAAGCGCCATTTAAGGTAACTTGCGTTTTTGTGCCCAGGGCGTCGTAGTCGTAGTCAGGGCGCCATAAAGTCTTTCGCACTTCGCCTTCAGCGTATTGCACAATGTCGCCAGACTGTGGGTCATTGTCTACGGACTGACCACCTTCAAAGTTAAGCAGGTTGGAGCTGTTGGCGTCATTGCCGTGGCCCTGGCGCAGGTACAGGTCAAACTTGTCATACGCGCCTTGCCCCCAGACGCCTGAGGTGTAGCCCTCTAGCCGTAATCCAAGCTGATTTAGCCCCTTGATTTCGGTGAACGGCAACCCCTGGTTGGATCTAAGGTTCCCGCCATCCGCTGGAATCGGGTCTTTTCCTAGCTGCACAATAAACTCCAGCGTCATGGCATTGCGGGCGCCAAGTTGCAAGGTCAGCGGAGTGTTGTCTAAATACTCAAGCCGCTGCTGGCTGGTATCATAGCGGTAGCGAAAGTTAGTCCGCGCTGCTACGGTGTGCGCAAGATGCACTTCTGATATAGTGCGCTCCATCCATGGACCCGTGAAAAAGTTTAGGGTGCTGTTGGCACTTATTTTTGATTTTAAAACAGGTCCCTTAAGTACACCATCAACAAACGTCGGTGGCAGGATTTGCTGTGCCGTTTCGTCTAAACCGCCCTGCACCGTAGGACGGCCTATGTTTCGCCTAACCCCACCTACTACTACGTATCCGAAGTAGCGGCGCCAGTTGGTCACCGTCCAGTAGGTGTTGGTGTAGCCGCGCACCAGGCCAGGGCTGGCGCCATAGCTGGTGAACTGCGCTCCGGTAGGGTCGCCAAATGGGCCAACAACAGACGAGTCAAACCCTTCGGTTGGCACCAGCAGAAAGGCCAGCAGGCCAGTATTGGCATTCCGGCGGGCAATAGGTTCCTCGCTGAAGAACAGATGCCTGAACAGTCGGCCACCCAGTCGAGACACCGCCGTAGCGGGCGGCTGCATGATCCGCAGCAGCTGCTCTGTCGATTGCTGCACCTTGGCCTGCTGTTCCGCGTCAACACGCGCAAAGCGATTGGCCTGCGTCTGCGCCTTGGCGCGATCAACCAGATCCCTGTCTCCCGTGAAGACCGTGATCTCGGTGCTCATCAGTCATCCTGCCGCAGACTGATGCGATACGTTTGCGTCTGGCCTGCTACCAGCGTGACATTTGGTGATTCAACGATGATGCTGTGCAGATAGGTTTCACCATTGATGTAGATGACCACCGTGTCATAGCTGTAGCCCGTGCTGGTGGCTGTAAACGCTGCGTCAATGTCAGGCATGACATAAGCAGCTTCTGTGCCGTCGTAGCTGCCCGTTGCAATGGTGGCGGTGAAGCGGCTGTAGCCGTTGCCGCTCTTTTCCACGCTTTGCCAGTTGGCAACAGTGCTTTGCGCCGTGTAGCCCGTCGCGCCAACAGAGCACAGCATCACCTTGAGTGTCTTGCCCTCGTATGCCAGGGCGGCAACTCGCTGCAACTCCTTCTGGCTGATAGTGATTGTTTGCGCCATATCAAGCCACCGTGAAGGTGCAGATGCCTGCGGCGTCCCAGATCACTTTGAAATCAGTGGTTGCCGGTGCTGTCTTGCTGCCGTCAAAATCAATGAACGCAACCGGCGGGTCATCAGCGTCCGTGTCGTTGTAGAGGATGCCAAACGCAGCGCTCAGCGAGCCGCCGCTAGCAGTCCAGGTGACATCATCCGCGTCGAGCTTGGCATCGTTGGTGGTGACAGTGGTGACGGCCACATTGGCCAGCGTGGCGCCGCCTGTGGTGTAGCCGTTGCCGCTGGCCACCTCGGTGCCACCGGTTGCAGCAAGAGTGGTGTGTGCCGCGCTGAAGGTGGCTGCCGTCAGCAGCTTCAACTTGTAGGTATCCCCAACGGCATTGGCGCCAGAGGCAAACCGGGCAGCCGTGTGGTTGTAAAGGCTGATGGTGATCGCCATGCTGCTGCTTGCGTTGACCTAACTTGCCGGCGGCTGCGGCCAGGTGATGTCAAACGGGTTGG